GATCGCTACGCGAACACGGGTCTTACCTGCCACATCCAATTCTTTGTCGATGGTGTCGTACATGGTTAGCCCCTATGCCTGAGATGCGGTCAGGTTACAAACGTATCCGTTTAAAGTGGTCCCCCCAAAAGCTTGGGCATAGATATCCACGGCACCAGCCTTGGTGGGCGTGAAAGTGATTGTTACTGTTTCCCATGTGTTTGCTAATGCGGTCATGTCAGCGGTTACGTTCGAAGACACCCCAGAAATCTGGCCACCGGGGCACACAAGGCGCATGGTTAGGCCAGTGTTGTCGCGCCGCATACGCGCTGTCACTGTTACAAGCGAACTAGCAGCGCACACGACTGTACCAAGCTTTAAACGCAAAGGGTTCAAGGTCGTTGCAGAAGTACTGGTGGGGCGCATTAACCAGCTAGTAGTGGCAGGGCTATCGACGACAGCAGTCTGCTGGTTTACCGTACCGACGCCTTGGAAGACCCAGCTATTGTTGTCTGTGTTATCGTGCCGGTTGGAATAGACATACATTTGACCGATAAAGCTCGCTGAGATGCTGACTTCTGTCGCTTCGTTAATGGTGAAGTTGTTAAGGTAGGCTTGTGTGGGGTATGCTGTTGACCCCTGCGTTATACCGCTACCGTTACCTGATGTACTACCACCACCAATGACAAAATTTGTAGAGCCTGAAAAAGTCATGGCGGGGACACCTACACAATCCGTTATTGAAGCGGTTTTAATTAGCCAGTTAAAAACACCGTTTGTCTGAATACCTGCGGTGTTACTATTCACTACAGTAATACTTTCAATAGTTACATCTGCTCCACCCATATTCATACCAAGAGCATTATTAAGGCTGTATATATTACCTATTGTAACGCCTTTAGCACTTGATATGTTCATACCACCAAAACTGCTGTTATTATTACTTACCCAAATGTTACCGAAAGTTGTGCCAGTTACAGTACCGTTGAAGTTCACACCGACACCGCAGCCTGTGGCGTATATTGTCCCGATAGTGAAGGAAGTTGAGCTACTCAATAGGTTATAGCCCTGTGCATAACGGACAACATTCATACGGTCAAAACCTAAATAGCTCCTAGCGGTGGGGGCAACGCCAGACTGACTTCCGTTAGACCCATCAAGCCATGTCTGACCCGTCTGCGTGGACATATCTGTCCGGTTCCACCCTCCTGAATAGGATATAAGGTTACCAGCGGTGCCGCTTTCATTTGGGATTATGCTCTGAGCTACGTCATTGTTAGTTCCAAGGGGCTTAACAGGTTCACTCTTGTATGTGCTAACTGTCTCTGTGGTTCCGGTATACCCCAAATTATTTGGGTTTGTTGGAGCAAACGCGGTTGAGTTTGAAATCATCATAACGTCGTAGTTAACAAACTGCGCCGAATACCACGCCTCAATCCCAGTGCCGTCACTTTTTGAAAGCACTGAATTGAGGGTTAAGCTATCAGCCGAGGAAGACGCCTTACAAGCTATAATGTTGTCGAATATCATAGTCTGCGCGTTGTTATCAAGCGTTATATAAAACGCAACAGAAAGTATGGCGGAGTTTAAATTAACTCCTAGGTCTACTGTAATTGGGTTCCACTGGTTAGTATTTGTTAGTGGTGGTATAGTGCATGTGTGCGCGACTACGTCACCCAGTGTATCAGTACAAAGGGCTATATAGCCGGGAGTGGCAATTGTTGACCCCCCAGAAGACTGCTTAACCCAGAAAGCAACCTGCTGGTATGCAGACAGATCAAGCGTTGCTGGGAGCGTGTAGTATGCAACTTTACCTGTTGTGAAGGTCGCGTTAACAGCTAGCTGCGCAGCCGAATAGCCTTCCTTGTAGTCTGTTAGGTTTTGCGTGCAGGTGACGTTTGCAGTAGCAGCAGTCCATACAGGTTTCTGACCAAGACCACCGCAGAGAGCTATGTTCTGGTTCGCTGGCGAAGCCAGCTTTACAATGTTCTTATTGATTTGCTGCGCAGTCCCGCCGCTACCCACCCCGTTACCTGTTGTGTTCGACCCGTCAAGCTGGAGGATTTGGAACGTGTTTGCCGCAGTGGTGCCTACCTTCCACACGCCTAGGGCGTTAGTGTTCGTGGCATGACTTGTAATCAGTACATAGTCACCTGTTACAAACCCGTGGGCAGTAGACGTAATGACGATAGGTGTCGCGTTCGTTGAAGACGTTATGGCTTTGCTAGTGGGCTTTAGACCTCCAGTCCATAAAGCGTTGCCAACTAGTGATGGGCCAGATGTAGCTTTAATACGTATATTGTCACCGGGAATTGTACGCACTGCAGTCGCACCTCGGTCAATAGTCTGCCACCGACCACCGATATAGTATTGACGCGCAGACAATGTTGATAATGCTGTACCACCTGAGAGCGCAACAACTGTTAATGCGGTTGCTGAAACCCACGCTGTAACGCGGTATACCGCGTAAATCGTACCGTTGAAAATTGACAGATATTGCCCGATAAGTGACCCATCATTTGGGAACGATGCAGATGCGCTTGTAAACGCTCCTAATGTTGTGAGCGCACCATCCGCAGCCGAAGCCAGCAACGTAAAGCTAGTGCCTCCGTAGTTGTCGTTACCGCTTTCGTAATCTACATACAGCGTAGGCATAGCGACCCTTTTCTCTCATGTATCTTATCGCACACTTACGGCATTTTTCCAAGCTTCTACCGTCAGCCGGTGCTTGATGTTACAGTCTGCGTATTTTGCAATAATGTCAGCTTCCCAGAGTGCCCGCTCAGGGTCGATTAAATAGGTTGGTGGGTTCTGAAGTGTTGGGCACTTCGCCGCTAGGTTTGCCGGTGGCAGCGGCATTGGCGTCACGGATACTGCTTTCGAGCAGCCTGCGCACAGCATCAGGAGCAGTGCAATCAGGAGAAACGGCAGGAGTCGTTTTATATATTTCGCGTATGGTATAGGTCCTCTCGGTTGCCACCCCATCGGCTTTATCTCGTTCGACTTCATAGGTTTGCGAAACATTATCTACTACCTCTTGTTTTTTGACACGTAGCTTCTCAGCCTTCTCCAGCGCCTTTGCATATGCAGCATCACACTGCCAATCACGGACCTTGTACCCAGAGGCTGCGCCAATAATAAGCGCACCGCCCAATGCATACAGCATCACTGGGTTAGGGATTAAAGCCATGTTGCGTACTTCTTTGTCTTTGCCTTGCGGTCATCAAGGCCATTTGTACCACCATTAATGCGTTTTGTCAGCGCAAGGATTGCAGCATCGCCTGTACCTTGGTCGCATATCGGCCATAGTTTGTTTCGGTCAAAGAACCACAATGCGCTCTCAAAGCAAAGTTCACCCGCCACAAGGTCTGGGTTCGTCATGACATCTGGGCGTTCAATGTAGTTTGCAAAGGCTTGGTAGTTATCCTTACCAGTCAGCTGGAGCGCTCCGCGTCCACGGTATTTCCATCCGTCTCCTGAGCCTTCAGGTCCGTTGCCCATGCGATTTGCATAGACACGATTGGCAATCTTCTGCGGTTGGCGTTCGTACGCATGAGCCAGCGCATCAGTCGGAAAATACTTACCGAAAATGCCACGTAGACCTTTTGCACCGTAGTTCAGGTTTTCGCTGAACGCTTTGAAGCCGCCCGTTTCATGCGCCGTTTGAGCAAAAAAATGAGCAGCCCTATCAGGTGATAATTTATAAAAAGCCGCAGCCTTCTTAAATGTGCCCGGGCCAAACGCACCATCTGCTGTTACCCCTATTTTTTGTTGAAGATTTACAAGGCTCACTTGTCTCGCCCCTTATTCCAAAGTTCAAACAACGTCTTGATCTTCTCCTCCACGACGCCGAGGCGCACATCCATTTTGGCAAGGATGATGGTCAGCGATATAAACGCCAGCACAATAGGCCAAAGCTGCCCTATCAGTTCAACGGTGGAAAGGTTTCCTGCCACTTATGCCTCCGGATTGCGCCAATCAGGGAAATCGGCTTCGTCAACCACACCGTCGCCATTGGCGTCGTAACGTAGGTCGTTGCGATACTTCTCCCACGGCTCCATGCCGTCGTCGTCCTCTTCAGGCTCGTCGATGAAGACTGTGCCGTTTGGATCGTCATATGCTTTGGGTGTTTCTGGTTGCATTTCTGGTTCCTCTTTACCGTTCACATTGTTAAGACTTAGGCCACCAAGCAGGCCGACAAACGCACCGATGATGGTATTGAACGCAGGGCCAATAATCGAAAAGATTTCGCTGTTGTCGATGTCTTTGTAAAACAAACCAAACAGCATTGCCACAACCACTGCTAGCATAATAATAGCAAGGGTTACGACAGTGACGCGCAAAATCCACTCAACCGTGTCCAGCGTACCCGGTTGTTTGCTATCAAAGATATCTAGGATTTTCATTTCAGCCTATCCTTATGCGATCCTGATGATAGCCGAGGTGTTGTTGTTCGTTGGGAAGATGATGGTGAAGTCACCTGCTGTCGAAGTCTTATCCGAACCAAAATCAAGCACAGCCACAGAAGCATTGGTCAGCGTGGTGTTTGCTGTACCATTAGCCGAAGGAGTCGTGTTGTAAATCAACGCACCGCGAGCCGTAATGGTCGCATTGCTAAATGTCAGGTTGCTAAAGGTTGTGAAGCCTGTACCCGCCGAGGTCGAAGTGTTTGTAGCAGTTACGCCACCGTTAGTCAGCGCAGCGCCGCCAGCGGTATAGTTTGTACCAGTAACTTCGTTGGTAGCCGTATAGGCAGTCGTGTTAGCATCAATCGTAGCCGACGATGTATATAATGCCAGCTTATAGGTGTCGCCACCAGTGTTACGGAAATCGTGGACAGCCAGCAGAATTTCGGCTTTGAAGCTGGTTGTCATAGCTTGTGTAATAGCCATGGGTATTCTCCTTAAAGGTCAATTAGTTTTACTAGCTCAGGAAACCCAGCTTCGGTAAACTTAGCTGCCAGAGTTACGTTACGTGAGCGCATGGCCTCACGCATGAAGTAGATGAGCACTTCGCGCAGGTTCTCTTGGAAGGCACGGGCCTGATCCGCAATCACCGGGGGTGCATTGTCACCTACGTTAATAATCTGGTTAAGCGCACGCTCAGCAAGCTCCTCTGCGGAAAAACCACGGTTGTTCGTGGTCATAACCTGCACAGTGCCAAGAGCGGAAGAAAGTTCGCCAATCATCGTACGGGATACCTAACTTGTTGTGTACGGTACATATCCTGCCGGTTCTTGCCCTCACCAAGTTGCTTAAGCATACTCATCGCTTCGTCGTACCGTTTCTGGTATTCAGTTATAACATCTGGCTCACCTTTCATAAAGGTATAAGCTTCAAGCAGAGCGCCATAGAGCAGCACGCTGTCAAAGTTGTCTCCGAGCCACGTAGTACCAGCAGTCACAATGGACTGTGGGTAGTAGAAGTAGTGAAGCTCTACGGCGTAAGAAGCATCGGGTGTGGGGCCAAGGATATACGAGTTTTCATCAAAGAACGCATAATGGGTAGGTTTACCCGTAGCGGTTGGGCTGGGGAATGACTCACGGATGAAGTTAACATCCTTGTTCAGCAGGTAGCTGTAGTTACCGCTAGCATCTATCACAGCCAACGAAAAGTTAGCCAGCCAGTCAGATGGTACCGAGAGATATTTGTTACCTGATGTGACGTTTCCAGTTACGTTTTTACGTAGGTCCAGAAGCTGGACCATGTTGTATATACGCTGCTCTGCTTCTTGGATGAAGATATTGATCTGTTCAGTGGACGTCAGACCGCCAGACCCCGCCGTGTCCGGGAAGTCGTTTTCGGTATACGCCTTAATAGCAGAAACAAGAGCAGTGTAGTTCATTAGCCCATCTTCGTGCTGCTGCTGTTACCACGGGTGGTGTTCTTCGTCCCACGAGTGCGCAGAGTTTGAGTATTAGCGATTTTGTTCGGATAGCCGTTGTTGCCCATATCGACCGAATAGTCCATGGGTTGCTTAGCACGCGACGGAAGCGGGTTTTCACCAGCGCCGAGGAACGGCCATGTTGCTGTGTCGTTAGCCATTTTTCACCACCTTAACTTCGTTCGTTGGAACCGAACGTACGGACTTCTTTTGATTGGCAATCTTAGCGAGATTGCGTCCCAGCTTTAACATTTGTTCGTTGGTTTTACCACCCTTAGCCATAACTTACTCCTATGTTTGTACCGTTACCGTACCTATTTCACCATTACCTATTAGCGTACTTACGAGGTCAGGCAAAGCTAAAGGATTATTTAACCCTACAGGACCCCATCCCCACTGTATAATACGACTACCATCGCTAGGCCCACCAAACGCTAATTGGTTACTTGCTGGCACTTCACCGTGAGTTTTTATCTTAAGCCCAGTCATACCTGCTTGCCAATAGCTGACATCAGGGCGTGGGTTACGTAGCGCCTGCGGGTCATCAACCGGATACATACCGATTTGAAGCTGCGGCTGGTCAGGCTCCCAACAAGTAGGGCACACAAGAATATTGGTGCTCTTAGTCTTTATGGTGAGCTTTTTAAGCTGCTTGAGTTTATAGCGTTGGCCACAGCGGTCACACTCTGCAATGGCCTTCTTACCAGAGGCAAACGGATTGGGCATCGTACCTCCTAGATAAACATCTGGCGCGGAGCAATCCGCAGGGGAGCCTTTTCGCGGTCTTCGTCAGAAGCCTGTTGCCAAGCTTCATCATACATCTGCTTCAGCATCCCTGTGCGTTCCATAGCGCCGGGGAGTTTGAGTGATAGATAATACGCTAGTCCCGCTACCATACAAGGAAGGAAGCGGAAGGGGATATCTTGTGTGTTAATACCGTCGCCTGCATCCTGCATACGGCGCAAGCGGTAGTAGAAAAATGTGTAATAATTGCTTTGGTCTGGGGCGGGCCAGACGTTAATCTGTGGCGGCTTTACACCAGTAGTAGGGTAATCTGCACCCGACTGACGGTTGATCCACACTTGGATGGGACGCCCTTGGGCGTTCTTATTTGGGATTGTGATGTACGTATCCGCACTGATACGGTTGATATTAATATCAAGCTGGTTTGAAGTTGTACCAGCATTTGTACGTATCACATGTTCCAGCAGGTCAATCGTGTCCACTGGCAGGTCATAAACAATCTGTCCCTGCACCATAGAGATCGAGCCTTGCTCGATAGTCCACAGGTTAATGCCACGGTTTGCCCACTCAATCGTTAGTAGGTTCAAACTACGACGGGCCGTCTTTAGATCATAACCTGTACGAAGCTCAGCACCACACCGCTCAAAAGCTTCTTCAACAAGCTCATTGAGGTCCAAATTAAATGTGGTGGTGCCAGTCGTGGTCATTATTTACCTTTTTTAAAACCTTTTAACAGCTTCGCAAAACGTGCACGCTGGCCTAATTTGCCGGGAGCTTTAGCAGCTTTAGCAAGAGATTTCGCTGGGATTTTCTTTCCCTTAGGGACACCCATCTGCTCGTGCAACGCACCGGGCTTCTTGATAGCCTTCTGTATAAAGTTTGTGCTGCCGCCCTTTTTGGCAAAGCCCATCTTGTTACGCACGGCTGTAGGTAGCTTAGCTAGCCCCGGTTTAGATTTTGCATCAACTGGTTTAAGTGCCATTACCTGAACCCCTTTGTCTTCTTTGCCACAGTTTTTGGCTGCTTTACAAACTGTTTACCCTTAGCCTTACCAGCACGCTTAGCTTTAGTTGTCGCTGCGTACTCCGCAGAAGACAAGGATTTTATAGCTTTCTCAGGTAAGTAGCGCTCGCCTGTTGCCTTGGACCCTTGCGTCGATGGCTTACCGCTTTTGGTTCGCCACTTCTGATCGGTCCAAGACTTTAGGCTTTGCTGAGATTTAGCTAACCCGCTCACTTGTAACCACCACCTCTAGCTTTGTACTGCTTAGCCATCATCTGGGCTTTTCTCGCGGACCACTGGCCCGGAGCGCCACCCTTACCACCAGCTTTGATGGAGTTGAAGATAGACTTACGCATACCGGGTTTGGTGTAATTTCCAGCCTCGTTGACCTTCGACTTACCACCCGCAGCCATACGCTTAACGGTCTTGCCCCCGCTGCACATGCCTTTAGGCATCTTGGACTTACTTATAGCCCCCATACCTCGGCACGGGCGCATTAGCAGGTTTTCCCGCCTTTTTTCATGGTGACGCGCTTCAGCTTGGTCTTACCGCGCTGAGCACAGCCGTCGATGGAGCCGCCCTTGGCAAACTTCTTCATACCACGGCCTTCTGTGTCTGCTGACTTCTTCATCATAGCAGCGCCGAACTTGGTTGCCGCAAAGGGGTTACCCTTAGCTTTACCCTTAGCAGCTGGCTTCGCCTTAGCTTTCCCACCTTTTGCCATACCCATACTCCCCATTTGATTAGAAGAAGGCATTTCCTTAGTAACACCACCCTTAGCGTACTTTTTCATTTTTCCACCCTTAGCGTACATCCCAGATGATACAGCAGATTTATACCTGTCCTTAGCAAACTGAGTTGCACCGGGTGCTTCTGCGGCCTTCTTTAGCGTGGCTAGTTTAGCTGCACGCGCAGCGTCGGTAGCAGCATTATTACTGCTACTGGTTTGGCGTGCTTCCCGTGGCTGCACGGTGATATTGCCGCGCCCCCTGTACCCGCCTAATTCACCAAAAGACATACCTGATAAAATACCGGGTGAGCGGCCAGAATTAACTCCGCCTTTGTTGGTGCTAGTAGTGCTAGTAGTGCTAGTCCCAGTACCACTTCTACCGGTTTCCAAACCTTTGTTCGCAAGCCGTTGTGCAGCGGTACCGTCCGCAGCGGCACCTGAGTTGCTTCCTCCGCGCACATAGCGATAGTGCGTGGATACGCCCTTCCCAGTGGAAGGCATATCTTTCTTCTTATACGCAAAACCTTGGTCGCCCATACGCTTCGGCGTTGTAGCCGCTGGCTTCTGTACAGATTTTTGTACAGGTTTAGCCGCCGCTGGCTTCTTACCAATGGAGCTATCCATCTTAGGGATAGATAGGCTTTCTGTTACTTTTGCTACAGGGCCGGGGTCTTTGGTTACTGACTGTGGCGCACCGTACTTGCGGGTCTTAGTCAGATTGCTTTCTGCGGCACGCTCTGCGGCGCGAGTAGCTGTACGGTCAGCGCCAGTGCGCTTGGCACGGTCGTCTTCTGCGTCAGCGGTGCGCTGCATACGCTTAGCTTCAAGCACTTCAAGGGCCTTACCGCTTTTGCCTGCGGAGTTCTTTTTAAAGTCTTTCTCAATGTCCGCCATGCGCCGGTCATACATACCTTGAGCACCACCTCTGGAGAACTTTTTCATTGTATGTTTCATATCTCTATTCCTTACCTAGCCATCTTTGCACGGTCTTCGTCTCGTATATACGAATTACCGTCCATATAATAGTGAACAACGCAGCAATTGCTGGAAGCATAGAAACCATTGTCCCGACAACCGTAAATATTGAAGCCGCATCTATAGCGTACTTGAGAGCATCGTGTTCGTTTGGCATCTTTAACAATCCCATTTCCGAAGCGACAGAGCTTTACGAGTAGGGCGACCCTTCTCGTCCTTCATAGCCCCGGGCATACCTGACATACGGGCACAAAAGCTTTTACGCCGTGCGGCTGACTTAGGCGACTTCTTCGCTTGCTTAGCACTGACAGGGGGCTTAATGTTTTGCCCCTGTGCTTTTAACGACGCACGCCCTTTGGCGTTCAAGCCACCTTTAGGGTCCTTGCCTTCCTTGCGTGTCCAAGCAGGTGTCTTGGCCATTACACAAATCGCCCTTTGGTTTTGCCTTTGGAGGCGCAGCCATCAGCACGACGAGAGGCGGAACCGCCCTTGGCCATCTTAGTGAGTGGCTGACCCTTATGCTTGGCACGCTCATGCTTATGCACTGCTAAGGCGATCATAGCCTTGTCCTGCTTGATGTCGCCCTTCTTGGCCTCACCACCCTTTTTCATGCCGGACACATCATTCTGGGCACTGCGGCCCATCATGGCGTCAACATCTCCAGACATCATAGGGGCACCCCTATCTGCGGGCGCACCGCGACCAGCTTCCGCTGCCTTTTTCTTTTTAGCCATTAGCATACCCATGACACCCAAACCGCCATTACGGGCAATTTTGTTGGTTATATCTGGGTTGGTAGCAGCAAGCCCAGCGAGGCCAAACATACCACTTTTACCAAGTTTTTTCATGATACCCATTACGCTTGGGCCTCCTTCCAGTTTAGGCGGACGCCGCTGAGAGTGACGGAACCGCCTGTGTTGTTTGAAACGACTACGTATAGAATGTCTGGGCCATCTGGGTAGAAGCCAGCTATACCTGTTGGAACCGTGTTTGAAGTACCACCACCAAGGATCGAGTTACCCAAGTCACGCACAGCGGAAAGATCAAGTGTGGTAACGCCACTGGCGTATAGAGCCGTAACTGACTCACCACCTGTGATTGTTGCTGTGTTGCTCGTGTTAACAGCAACCTGAGCCAGTGAGGACGTAATACCACCTAAACTCTGAATTGGCGCTTGGAACGAACCAGTAAAGCCTGTGCAGTAGGCGTTAAGGACTAGATTTACAAGCAATGCGCCGTTTGAAACTGCCGCTAAATCCGAAAGCACAAGCTGCATACGGTTAATAATCTCCTTAACACCCAGAAGACCCGTCGTGCCGTTATCTACGGACGGAGCAATGCGGATAGCTAAAATTGGAACCGTAGTAGCATTCGTGATTGATAGAGGGGTAGTTGAACCGTAGTTGAACACCAGCGACTTATCGTCGTTGAACTGGCCGTCCATAATAACCGACGAACCCCAGTGTGATATAGAAGCGTTCGTATCCGGTGACGTAAACTCAATAGCTACCGGAGCCGTTGCCGAGTAAGTGAACGATGTGGCTGCGGCAGCACCCCCTGTTTGAGCGCGGGCAACAACCGTGAAGCTCGTAGCGCTGGTTAGCGTGTAGCTAATATACTCAACTGCACCTGTGGCAGCGGCGGCAGAAACCCGAAGCGTACCAGTTGGAGCAAAGCCAGCCGTGCTTGCCACGTTAATTACCGTACCCGCAGCGCCTGTACCAAGGCTAGCAGTTAGGTAGGTAGTTGGTGATGAACCATTGGACTCATAACGTGAAGCCATGTTGCCTGAGCGCATGTACGCTTCGTACTGCACGTTGTTATTAGTCTGCTGGTAGACGTAAGTTACCTGACCCTTACCAGTACGCAGGCCCCAGCGGATGAAGCCAGCACCGTACCACGAGTAGTCGATGTAGAACATCTGCATACGAGTGAGGTCAAGCGTGTAGCCAGAAGGACCTGTGCCATCAAGCTTATCAAGCCATTGCGATTGTGGGACGCGAGTATCAACCGTCTTAGAAATGACAACACCCGAACCAGCAGCGTTTATTGAAGAGCCGCGATATTCCGGCGTAATAATCATAGCCGTATCGCTGGTAATATTCGCAACACGGTATGATTGACCACGAATAACAACAAAGTCACCGGGCTTTAGTTCGCTACTGAATGCCGTGCCAGTACCAGTAATTGTGCCTGAGCCGTTGGTAACAGTCGCAAGGCCGCTGACCTGAAGAACACTCTGACGCCATACAGCGTACAGGGTCTGGCCATCATATTCAAAAAACAAGCCATTCTGCGTGTCATAGAAACCAAGGCGGTTCGATGAGCCGTACCATGTATTTGGACTAACTCGGATTGGGAAACCAGTAGCGGGAGATACGCTAGGAGCGTAGTTAGCTGTATACGTAAGTGACGTAGCAGTAGGAGCCGAAGCAACCGTCCACGTACCGTTATATTCTGGTTGGGTGCAGCCTGCTACGATAATTGTTGCACCTGTCGCAATGTTATGGGCATATCGCGTATTTACCGTCACAGTCGTACCGGAAGAGGTTACGCTAGTGACAAATAGATTAGGCTTCAGAGAAGTACCCGTGGAGAACTGGATACCTTTACCCGACTGATACCGGAAATACCGGCGCGTCTGGCGGATAAGCTGCGAGTTTGGAGCAGTCGAACCAGCCGAAAATGCCACACCACCGTCAAACGCACGAGGCTCTACATATCCAGCAGGGCGGGCATATAACGTGGTATTATTTGCTACGTTGGTTAACGTACCCGTGGGTGCCGTAGGAACCGTAAAAGTAAAAGTGTTGTTGGTTGGAACAGACGTTACGACCCACGCACCGTTTATAGCACCGCCAGAACTTGATGTCGTACCACGCACATAGATTAGCGAGTTTGCCGAAAGACCGTGAGCCGAAGCCGTGGTGCAGGTAATGGTCGTGGTTACATTGGTAAACGCGCTGGTTGAACCAAGCAGGATACCGCAGTCGCTATAGAAATAACCAACATACCCATAGGTCAGGGCAGCGTTGTATACGTTAGTCGCGCTGACCGCAGCAGTAGTCGTAACTGTCATGGTGCCTGCGCTAGTACCGGCAACAGTCCACCACCAACCATTAGCGTTAGGATCACCAGCGTTCTGGATGTAAATGGGTGTGTTAGCAGCAACCGTGGAAGAAGTAGTAATCGTCATAGTCGTGCCAGAACCGGTAATCGAAGTGATTACCAGTGGCGTCTGCGGAATGTAATAGCAGCTTTGACGGTTATTCTGAAGGCTGATTGCTTCCCACTTTGTTGGCTGCGTGCCGTATTCGAAGTCAGTATCAATCAATGCCTGCGGCTGCGAAACACGCATCTTACCGACAGGGTCCTGTGCCACTGGGGCAGCTACCGTATATACAGCACCGTTGCTGGCACCTACGCCTGAAGCAGCCGTACCGCCAATAGGGATCGACTTATTAGTAATTCCGTCAATAGCGGTAAAGCCAGTCATTATACAGCATCCTTCTGTGGGGGGACAATCATCGGGTAGAGAATATCATTACCGAAGTCGCCTTCGTATTCCTGTACACCCATGTGGCCCAACTTAATGGTTGGATCGACCCAGACTTCAAAACCTTGTTCACGAGCACGGTCACAGAAGAGGTAATCCTCCCCGATATAACCTTCTTCGGTCTGCATAAAATCAAACAAGCAAGGTAGAGTACGTTCTGAACGATCATCGTAATAACGCCACTCGGGGTGAGCAGCGTCAAGAGTTTCAAATACATCGCGGCGGACCATCATAAAGGCAGTAGCTACACGTTTAGCACGGACAAGGCCCATGCTATTCATTGTAAGCTGACCGTTTTCATCTTGGTCGAGAGTAGCGATGTATGTTTTAGTAGTGCTGCGTGTGCGTGGTACGCCTGCAACAATGCCCATCTTGGGGTCTGAGGTCCACGCCATCAGGCGAAAAATATCGGCAGCTTCAAAGTTAATGTCGCTGTCGATGAATATTAGGTCCGTGCATTCGGAGTCCAGCATATCTTGGGCAAGTATGTTGCGGGCACGGGAGACAACAGAGCAGCCGCAAACGCTACCAATCTGAATGTCAATCCCGTGCTGCTGAGCTTGCTGTGTAAACTTAGCTAATGAAACGGCTAACTTCAAAGATACCTTGAAGTCATAGGCAGGCAGCGCAATAAATACGCTGCGTCCTGCTAAATCAAAAGCTTTTTCGTTCTGCATAGTTCACCTGTCATTCGTTATAGAGAAGACCCTATTACGAGTTAGCGAATGGCGTAGCAAGTGTGCCCGAACCGATAGCCTTACCGTAGACCATGAAGGTGGTAGCCGACACAGCAGTGATGGTCACAAACGTACCCTTGATACCACCAGTGGTCGTGCCGTTAAAGTTGACCGAACGGGTAGCCGTACCATCAGCAGCATACATGACAATCGAGCCAGCAGGCGTCGTAGCGTCAATACCGGTGATAATCTGACCGAGCAGGAAGTTACCAGCGCCAGTGATGATCTTGACGAAGTTAGAACCAGTTGCCGTTGCAGCAAGGAAGAAGGTGTACGATGTGCCAAGGTTATTAGCCGTGTTAGGGTCTTGGCCCGGACCTGAAGAAGCTGGGTTAGCCGTAGCATTCAGCGCGGGTAGTGTTATTGTAGTACCGCTTGTAGCTGGAGTTACGCTGATGACTTTACCAATATAGGTGGAGTCAAGAGTAATAGCCGAAGTTGCCGCTGGGATCGTCGCAACAGAGTTAGGACCCTGCGAAATGAAGCCGCTCAACGAGCGAACTGGACCTTGAAAAGTAGCCTGTGCCATAAAATATCTCCGTGTAGTAGCACTGCCTCATACCGTCTCTACTAAGTCTGCTAGGGCAGTCGGTACAAGTATTAATCCTAGTAGGTGTAAGCATACACCAGATAAAACAAAAGGGGAAGAGGTTTCCCTCTCCCCCCTAAGTTCTTACGTGGAGCCGGATGAACCGAACATACCGAGTGGGTCAGACCAACCGAACGAATAACGCTCGCGGGCCTTGTAACGCACGTTGCCAGTATCAAAGTCACCGTCCATGCCCGTGCTCATTGGAGTACGAACAAAGTGCTTCAGGCCGTTTGGCACGTCGGTGGTCAAGAACCAGCCGTTAGTGTCGGTCAAGAAGTGGTTTGTGGTGTAGCCTTCTGGGATCGAACCGTTGTTTTTGAGTGCGTTGATGTCGTTGTCCGAAGTACCGACGCGAAGTTCGGTTTCGAGCAAGCGAGTAGCAACAAACATCAAGTTTGGTGGGACGACCAGCTTACGTGGCTTAGCAGCGATCAACAGACCACGTTCGTCAGTCCAACCAGCAATCTGAATGACTGCGGCTTCAAGCGACGTTTCGTTAAGGTCAGTCTGCGTTGCAGGTGTGTTGGAGTTCGTACCGCCAGATACCAACGGGTGCGAAGTCGAGAACAATGCTACGCCATCACCACCGGGGTAGGATGCACTGAAGCCGTTGTTCAAAACTGCAGCCGCTTTGGTCTGCTTGGTGTACGACATCGCACGAGCAAGAGCCTTAGTATAACGAGCCGAGAGGCTGTCATACAGGTTATCTTCAATCGCTTCTTCAGTCAGCGAGAACCCGAGGGCAATCGTTTCATGGGTGTAGCGAGCAGTGAAGACTTCCTGACCGTTGTCGTATGCGATGGCCGAACCTTCGTTCTTAACCGGAGCAGCGGAGAAGCCCGACAGCTTGGTTTCTTCTTCGAACGAACGCTCTGACGTTTCCGTGTCAAAGATTTCCTTATGCTCTTCGCCGTAGCGTGCATATTCCAAACCGAACAAAGCGTTCAGGCCCGGGAGGAGTTCTTTGAGGAGTTGTGCGCGTGAAATTGCCATGTGTTAGACTCCTCTTAGACGCCAGTTGGGTTGAGATAAGGATGCATACCTTGGTTCCACTTAACAACAACTTCCGTGTAGGAACCTGCTGCTGACTGGGTTTCAGGGATGACATCAATGATACGGATAGGCCACGTTGAAGTGGTAGCCGTTGTGCTGCTGATACCGACACGCGAGTCGCCGTTGGTAGTGTTACCAGCGGTTTGAACCAAAACAGCGTTTTCACCGACTGCAGCACGAAGAACGTAGCTGACGTTAGTACCAGTTGAAACTACAGCAACCTTAAACAGCGCATCAGGGTCATCCTGCACGAATGCAACGATGTCTGAAGCAACAGTGTTAGCTGCGTAGTACTGACGGAACGTCTTACCAAAGGTTGGGTCGGTGTACGAGCAACCAAGGAAAACGCCAACAGGGGTAGCCGAGCTTGTGCCAACGTCCTTATCGAGCGTTCCCGAGCTATTCAGCTTAACGACGTCACCAAAGAAGATGGACGTTGCAGAAGCAGAAGTGATCGGAATCGAACGAGTAGCGCTAGCAAAAACCTGACCGCCGATCAAATTGATCGGAATGAGACCATATGGTCCCGAAACGGAAGGGTATGCCATGTTTCTAAACTCCTAAGATTTATTTGCCTGAACCAAATGACGTTTTGGACCTACGCTCGGTAAAGAGCGGCATCCTCGGGTCATTCTCTCGCATGAAGTTGCTGTCCACTGATTCGTTCTGAGATTGGGTCATACGGTCAAAGTGTGCCCGACGTTGATCCATGAACTCAGTAGGAATCTTGCAAAGCAACAAGCCTGCGACTTCGATGTTATCCTTAAAGCGGCTATCCGGGTCGGTTATATTTTGGAACTTTGGTTGTTCCTCAATACGAACGGGTTCCCAGCCTTCACGAAAAGCCGACGAAGTATTGCGAGCATCATTCTGCCCCAGTGTTGATACACGTACCCAACGGTATATGTATCCATCTAACTTATCAGGCTCAGGCAGCGTTGAAGCTGGTTGCCAAGCCTTAGGCCGTTCGGCCTGTGCACGAGTGTCTACATCACGCGTAATACGATTCTCAGCCATCTTATTTCTCCTTTGCAACTTCACGAGCATACTGCTCGGCGGTTAAACCCAACTTTTTAGCGATTGCTAGCTGGGACTGTCTCAGTACGATCTTTTTGGAGGATGTACTTCGTGACGCAGAGGCGACTACGGCTGATTTGTTTGTACGCGCAGCAGGTCTTGTGTCACTGCTAGCTGGTTCAGAATCCCCGAAATACTCAGGAAAACGACGACGCATCGTTGTGTCGATAGCGTTCCAATATTCGTCAGTACCGATATAGTTATTACCGTACTGTTTTTTGAGCTTTTGATCGAGACCTAAAGCTGCGGCGGTCATTTCCTCATCTAGACCGTACCACTGATTGCGCTCTTGCCACGCCATCGTTTTCTGGTCTGGACGCGGGATTTGAACCGCTTCCGGGGCCATTTGTACCTCAGTCTCTTGAGGTTGTAAAGGGGGTTTATAGTTAGCAAGTTGTTCGAGCTTATATTGAGCAGTATTTAGCTTCTCTTGAGCATCGAGTACTTTGTCGGTGTCGCCTGCTTCGTAAGCATCACGGTAAGCTCTACGAGCTTCGGAGAGTTCAAACTCTATGTTCTGCTTAACGCTACCAACCAACGACTCCTGCCCATGAGCAAGTGTTTGGCGAAGCTGTTCAGCTTCTTGGCGATAGCGTTGCGCAGCAGAAAGAGCCTCGTTCTGTTCGCGCTGATAGCGTTCCTTTTCACGGCGCTCATCATGCCAGACCTTCTTCATCTGCTTTAGACGAAGCTTGACCTTTTCAGAATACTCTTCGAGTTCATCGGCTTCGAGTTCGTCAACGATCTCCTTCGGCATCGGCTCACGGCCTCGGTCAGCCTCCGGGGTATCGTCTTCTACCTCAATCTCGGGTTTACTGACTTCAGTGTCAGTAGCATCATCTTCGACTTCCCATTGGAAGTCATCATTATCTTCAACCATTTGTGCCTCCTAGGCTTATGCGCGTGAAATACCTCGGGGGTCTTCAACTACCCCTTCGATTGCATCATCGTTAAGTATGCGGAACTCTCGGCCATGGATTTTGACGCGGGTACCAGCATGTGGTCGTACAAGGACAAAGTCGCCCTCTTTGCACCACGGGCCACTTGGGAACCGTTTCTTATCCTTGTAGGCGTCGGGACCGACTTTCATGACGAATAGTGTAACCGTCAGCAGTTCTTCGTGCTGAAGGGTGATATCCGCCTTGATAATCCCGCCATCGGTCTTCTTCTCAATATCTGGCAACGCACACAGGATGCGATACCCAGATGGGTCAGGAAGCTGCTTAGGCCGCTCTTCGATAGGGAACTCGGATGCTGCACCAACCTTAGGGATGGGCTTACCCGCTAAGTCGATAAGATCAGTCATCGTCTTCCTCCAAACGCTCTGCGGTCTCCATGATGATGTTGTTCGCTACAAGTAAGCCACGGTAGATGCCGCAAGCATACTTATAAGCCCCAAAATCAACGGCATTACCCATTGCCATGTCAGCTTCGATAATTTTCAACTCGTCTTGCACCCTTTTTGACAGGTGCCTGAGTAGATCACTCATTTACTTCCCTCTTCTGTTGTAGGAGAAGCCGGATTGGCTCCCTTTTGTTGCTGAGCCATATTCATCTGGTCACGGACTACTTCCATGCTGATGCGTAGGCCCTCAGCCTCTTGTTTGGCGTCCAAGTTACTCTTGTCCATTGCCATCTTGGCCCCAACTTGTAGGCCAGCGATCTCTTCTTGCGAGGTAATACGACGGTTTTCGATATCAACCCGGTCGTTCTTTTCAGCGGTATCAGCCGCAAACTTTTGTTTTTTAAGCTCAAGTTCGCCTTTTTTGATCTCCAGTTCCTCCTGCTGCATCTGGACAAGTGGGTCTTGCTGCATCTGCTGGTTCTGTTGCTGCTGTGCTTCAGCCTGCTTCTTTTGTGAAAGCTGCTGTGCAGCGGCGGCTGCAAGGCGTGATACCTGAAGCTCTGTGTCTTCGCTCATAACTGCGTCTGGCGGTGGTAGTGGGACACCGGCCTGTTCTTCTACCTGTTTGCGATAGGAGAACGCCAAATGCTCTTGCATGTGAGCCTGCATAGCAGCCATGACGGTCTGGCCTTGTGGGTTCTGGCCGATCATCGCCATTACCTGTGGGTCTTGCATCATTGCTGAGTGCACGGCGATATGTGCATCATGGTCTTGGTAGATAAATGCCTTGACTGGCTTACCGTTGATGACGTCCATGTTCTCAGACACAGGATCACGCGGCTTCATGTCATCGCCATCCTTAAGCGGGACAAGCTTTTCCGCATTTGTAATACCCAATACGTCAAGCATCTGGCGGTGCAGATAGGGCATGTCGTAAATCTGCGGAGCAGTCTGGGCCAGCTGAAGTACAGCTTGATACTGGACAATCTTCTGCGCCATTGTCGCAGAATTGGGGTCAGATACAGGTATAACAGCGACCATGTCATAGTCGGCCTGCTTCGCCTTACGGCTACCTTCTACTGGGTCGTAGCTATACGCTACTGGCGTATAATCGCGGATGATACCCTTAAGAAGCCGGAACTCCTGTTTCTGAGCGTAATGGACGCGTGCCTGAATAGCAGACATAGACTTGAGCGTGCGCTCAAGAATAGCCAGCGTAGTGCCCACAGGAGCCTGCCCAGACATGTCGCTGATCTTCATGTCAGCAGCGCCCGCAAACCGGCGACCTTCTTCTACGATGGTCCCTAGGAGGCTGTAGAGGACTTGGCTTGGTTCCTTGTAGGGCAGCGGCATGATATTATCACGCATTGTCCCCGAGGCTACGTCTACATCACGCCACTCAGCCGGTGCGATAGGTGTATCATCACCTTTTACTCGAAGACCTTTAGTTTTGAACCCACCCGGTAGGTTAGATAGAGTACCAGCATCAACAAGCTGACGAATAAGACTGGTGCCAGACTTAGCAAAAGCACCAATAAGGTGAATAAGGCCAAAAGCGTAGAAGCCAAAACCCGGAACATACGGGTAATGTACGAAATGCTGGCGCTTAAGCTTCTTTTTGTCATCGGGGTCCCAGTTCCGGCGAACAGACAGGATTGTCTGCGTACCCTTTTCAATGGTTACAATATACGGAAGAGCGATACCTTCGTCTTCCTCGTCACGAAAATCATCATCCTCAAGCTCAAGCTCAACCTGCATCTCAAGTAGCTTATACCGGTCATCTGTTGACGCACGGAAGCCCATACGCTCGGCAATAGCTGTCTCAATCTCATCAAAGCTATCTACGGGGTCTTCAAGCTCGATATCACGGTAAAATCCTGCTACCTGTAGCTTTTTAACCTCATTTGGCGTCTTCCGCATGACATGGGTGACACGCCCAGCGACTTCCAAGCTGGACGCGCCATAAGGCACTACAACGTCTTCAGCAGGTACATACATCGACGTCTGACGACCGAGTGATGGATCGTAATAGACCTTTTTGAACGCATTTCCTGAGAGGCCCAACCCCCACAGCATACGCTCATGTTCAGGCCGATACTCGATCATCACATCGGTCAACTGGTAATTCATATCCGCTTCAACGCGCTGAGCAGCTTGCTTCTTCTCAGGTGTCTCTTTGCCGATAATCTCCGTCCGCACAGGCCCACGGGCCGGGAACGTCTCCATCATGGTCTCAGCTTGGAACTTCACAAGCGCTTCTGACAGCATCGGGTGGTATACACCGCACGCACCGGGCCAAGGTTCAGTCCGGTCATCAACTTTCATACCAAGCAGGTCTAGGCCGTCTACGTAAGTCTGCATCCAATCCTTGCGGCTGCTGATATCTTCTTCAAACTCACCTAATAGGTCGCCTGCAAGTTCTGTAAGCGCGTCCTCGTCCATATCTTCGGCAAGATTTTGAGAGAACTCATCATCTTCCTCGTCTTTTCCAAGATGAATATCCATATCACCAGCGTGAATATCGACCGCTTCAGGGTCTTCGATCTCGATCTCAAGCACAGGCTCTTGATCTAGTAAATCTTCTTTAGAAAGGCCCAGTGGGGCCTGATTGAGAGCTTTGTCGATGGCCATTATTTCTTCCTTTTAAGCGTTGCAGCGTTTGTGCGCGGGTTATATTTAAATGCCTTGGTAGGTTTACCCGATGTATTAGCCATACGGTCTTTGGCTCTTTCTGCTGCAGTCATGCTATTACGTTTCTTGCCCTCAGCCGTTAGGCTTCCGTCAGCTTTCATATCGCCACGCTTCTTCAGAAGTGCATAAGCAAGAGACTTATTGCCAACTTGCGCAGTTAAGCGTTTAGTCAATACTCCCTTACCCATGTACTTTTGCGTAGCCATTAGTAATATCCCTGATTGCGATTGCTTTTGAAATACTGGATTTCGTCCGGTTCGTCTAGGTTGGTCGTAATATATCCGCCCCTACGGAAGCGGTGCATTGCCATAGACACAGTATCGACATAGTCATCGTGTGTACCGGCTGGAAACTCAGCTACTTCGTCAATCACCTCTTCTGCCCACCGAGAGGCAGGTGCCCATACCCGTCCAGACGCAAACAGGTCGGATACAGCGTTCAATCGGGAGATTTTGTCGTTGCCCCGTGTAGGTGTAAACTCTTGTACCGGTATCCCCATCGCTCGCATCTCGTATATCAAAGGCGCACCGGAAGCCTTCTTTTCGATGATTATGCTGTCCGGTTCCCAATCTCTGTACTCCTCGATAGCCACCCGCTTAAGCTCAGGAAACTCCATGCGGTCCCTGAAAGCATTTAACAGAATAATATTAGCCTGCTCATTACCGGCGTCGTCAGCCTGATAAAACACACCCCAAGTCGTACATGCCGAATAGTCGGCACGCTGTGTCTTCTCGAAGGCCGTATCCCAGCTTTGCAGGATGAAGTCGCACTGCGGGGGCTTGTCGCTCTCCCACTCTCTCCACCACTCACGCTTGACGATAGCAGCGCTTTCCGAGATCGGATTCTGCTGGTACTGCGCCATCCACTTACTGTTCGGAACGTCGCGTTTAACTCTCTCAAGCTCGCTTAGCTCCCAAAACTCAGGCCATAATGGCTTGTTGCTAGGTAAAATTGCTGGAAATTCAATGACTTCCCACTCATCTAGGCTATCATTAGCTGCTGCGTCTTTAAGTATCTGCCCTGTCAGGTCACGCTTTGACCACCGTGTCATCACGATGACGATGGACCCACCCGGCTGTAGACGCTGACGCGGCCCGGACGTATACCACTCGTAGGTTTTGTCGTAGATGTCGGGGTTAATTTCTGCGATAGCAGCTTCCTGCTCGGAGTGCGGGTCGTCAATGATGAGGACGTCAGCCCCCTTACCGGTCACGGC